ATTAATGAACAGTGCTGATGCCCCTATCGCTTGGAGAGCCGGTAAGTACGACGAGGTTGCAAAGTATTGCTTAAGCGATGCTAAATTGACCTATGATTTGTACCAATTCGGTAAAAGCGAAGGTTATATTTCCTCACGAAGTCTTGAAACAGGAGAAGTCGTGGAGATTGAAGTTGATTGGTGAAGAACATGAACAAAAAAGAAGCAGGAAAATCGGAGAAAGCACAAGTACACAACATTCGAGCGGCCAAGACTGTTGCAGAAACAGTCAAGAGTACGCTCGGACCTATGGGTATGGACAAGATGATGGTCGATGGACATGGCAATGTCATCGTCACAAATGACGGAGCAACCATCCTACGAGAGTTAGATGTATCACACCCCGGTGGGAAGATGATTGCAGAAGTCGCTCGTACCCAAGAAGCATTGTGTTATGACGGAACTACAAGCACAGTCGTACTGGCTGGTCAATTGCTTGGCAACAGCGAGATGTTGTTTGAGAAGGGTTTGCACCCGAATGTGATTTGTCGTGGTTATCACGAAGCATCACAGATGGCTGTCAAGTTCCTTGAGAACGATGTGGCTATGACGAGCGACGAGCGTAGCGCACTCATCAATGTGGCTAAGACGGCAATCACGGGTAAGACCCTTGAAAGTGCGTTGGATGCTGTATCGGAACTGTGTGTGAGCGCAGTGGAGAAGGCTGGTGATGCTGAAAGTGTCAAGGTGGTTTCTTTCCCCGGTGGCTCGCTTGAGGATTCGTACTTGTACGAAGGTGTGATTATCAACAAAGACTTTGTGCTTGAAGGTGAGAACACATACGGAAGAATGGTACTTATCAACAACGGTCTTGAAACAGAAAAGGCCGAGGACCATGTGCAAGTGCAACTTGATGCTAAGTCGTATCAGTCTTTCAAGGGTTCAAGCAAGGCTGATTTGATTGACAGTGCAAAGCACATTGTGAATGAAATGCCTCATGGTGGGGTAGCCTTTGTTCGTGATGGTGTGAGTGACATGGTGTGTACATACCTCAAGAAGAACGGTATTATGGTTGTACGCCGTATGCCGGAATCATCCATGCGTGCACTTAGTCGAATGAGTGGTGTGGAAATCGCACAGACTCCCGAAGACATTGAGGAAGCCGCCGAGGTTTCAATTACTCGTGAAAGAAAAGATGGCGTTTGGTATCTTTTTGTTGGTGATGGTGTTGAAAGCAACGAAGCAACACTGGTGTTGCGTGGTGCTACCTCGCACACACTTGAAGAAGTCGAGCGTGGATTTGATGATGCGCTCGGTGTCGTTTCCCTTGTGATGAGCGGAAAGAAGTATGTGATTGGTGGGGGCAACTCATTCGTTCGCATGGCCATGCACTTGCGTCAACACGCCGCACAAATCGGTGGTAGAGCACAGATGGCCATCGAGTCGTTTGCAGACGCCTTAGAGGTAGTTCCTGCTACCATTGCGGAGAATGCTGGACATGACCCACTTGATACTATCCTCGCTATGCGACACGGCATCCTACAAGGTGATGTACACCTTGGCCCCGATGTGACCGAAGGAGGCGTTAAGGACTTGCTCAAGGAGCCTGTCTTTGAGCCATTTGAATTGGTACGCCAAGCAGTGCTTAGTGCAAGTGAAGTGACCAATGCCATCCTTCGCATTGACGACATTGTTGCTCGTCGCCCGAATCAGTGATGAGTATGCTTGTTTGTGTTTTGTGTGATGAACCTTGTATGGTTTTAATTGATGGTGATTTTTGCGAGGAATGTTGGAATGGGCCGCTTGATGGACAGGTTGAAACAAAAGTGTAAGGTGTGCGGGGCCAACGATATACCCCGTCGCCTTACAGGTCGTTTTATTGATTATGATAGTGAACGAGTGTACCTCCTACACTGTAAAGTGTGTGGAGTGTTTTGGCTCGACCCTGCTATCAAGAAATTGAAACCTTATCGTTTGAAGAATATCTACCTACACCCATCAATGGATGAAGAAGAGTAATCAAATCAACCGTACAAAGGTAGGGTCAGTAGCATGACTTACTGTACAAACAAAGCGTGCATAACCACCATCAGCATCAGCAGTATCACCTATGGCTGATGTTGTAGAGTTCGTCAATGCGAATGTACCTGTGTTTGAACCATGAGTGTTTTTTATTTCAATAATATATCCAGCAGGGAAAGGACCGCTTGTGGTAATCGTAAATGTACCACCGGGTGTCAACACGAGAATATTTGCATCAGCAGATGTAAGGTCAATACTCGTGGCTGTACTGGTCAACACACGGTCAAACACTGAACGAGTGAAACGGGCGGCGTGAGTGCCACTGTAGTACAATACATCTTTGTCATTGTCACCTGCTGTAGTGCTACCTATTTGGTCACCAAACGATTGCCATAGAGCACCGAAGCGGCTTGCTGTGAAATTTGCTGTATCTTGATTGAAAGCATCAAGTTCAGTGTGTAAATCAACGGCTGTGGTGGCCCCTACAGCACCGCTGGTGACAGGAGATAGGTAGAGGGGGGTAGGGCGTACAAACACACGCTTGTCGTTGCTCTCACTGATTGACAGTTTGAGGTCACCACCCGATGCTGAATACACAGCACGAATGACAGCAAGCACGACACTTTGCTTTACATCAAGGCCACTTGACTTAGGATTGCTAAGGAAGGCAGAAGGTGTAGTAGGGTAAGTGTTCGATGCTGTAGTGACTGGTGTACCCATCTCCCATGTGATACATTGATTCGTTGTGTCACTTGAAATGTACACAACAATCAATACTTCTTGGCCACTGCTAAGAGCACTGTATGTAGCACGCTTGTGTGCACTACCTGTAGTAAATGCAACATCTTGTGATGAGCCGGGACCACCGGCAAACTTGTACAACGCACCGTCAAGCACTGCGTGACCACCTATAATGCGTACAGTGTAAGTGTTGGTCACTTGTTCGCAAACACCCGGTAGGTCTTCGGGATTGTCACGAATACTCGCTGTACCCGCTGTGTCTTCTTCCAACATGATACCATTACCATGCACACCCTCAAGCATGTTTGTGAGCGAAGGACTGGTGATGTGTTCACCATCTTCTAAACTGTCTGTAAAGACCCCGCTACCAGTCATTGCTGATGCGTGGTTTGCCGCTGTATGTCCCGATAATGGATTGCCTGTCATTATGCCACCTCAATTGCGATTTGAATTTTCAATTCATTTGCTGTTGATTTAGAAATTGGTGTGATGGTGTATCGACCCACTGGTGTGAAATCGGTACTGTCACGAAATTGAATGTACACTTCTTTTATTTGCTCGGTAAATGAAGTATCATATGGAAGTTTTGCTTCTACCAGTAAAGATGTATCATCAACAATCGTCACTGTGGGTGTGAGTGTGATGGCGGGTCTGCCAGCAGAACCATCATCAGCGGTTGCTGGTGTACCATCGAAGCCCAAGATGACCTCGTTAATGTTGCTTGCAAGCGTGTCAAGCAAAAGACGGCGCATAAAATCACTAACTGGAATAAATATCCCTCCTTGCTCTTGTCTTGTTCACACCAATCGGTAGCCCGTTTCCACCAATGAGTCCACGATTGTGCGTTCCCTTCACACCACCGATAAGGTATGCTGTGTTAAATACTCCCCTTTCAGTCACCGATGAAACAATTCTCAATTCAACTTTACCAAACATTGCTAAGTTCTGCTCTACCACTTGTACATATGTTGCAGGGTTGGTGTCATTAGCACCAACGGTAGAACCTTCCGCAACACCCTGTAAGATACCCTCGATACCTGTGTCCAAGTTCATCATTGTTAGGTCACTCATGTTTCGCATAGGCATGTGTTTGACTTCGGTGACCACCTTGTTTAGTCCGTCATACTTTACTGTCATACCGGGGCGTAGTGTGAGTAAATTCAAATGACCGGCACTTGAAATACTTCCACGGATGAGTGAGCGTGATTTGAGCACTTGGCGTGCTACACGGCGAGCGGCGTTAGTTGTACGAACAGTGTTGTCCACAACAGGAGCACTGTCTTCTCGTACTTCTTCGACCTGCCCTTCTACATCATCCACCGTGACAATCACCAAGTCATTGAGAGCCAATGGATGACCTTGCACAGTCACACGGTTTGATATGTTTTCAATTGGATTATCTTGCTTGGGACCAAAGCGCAAGTTCTTGTCCACTGTATAAGCCGCTTCACTGAATACTATGGGTATGTACAGTAAGTTGCCAAAGCGGTCAAGCAGGAGCATACGGCTGTCGTGACGGCCAAGGAAGCGCAGGGCGGTCATGAGGTTCATGTTGTTGAAGTCTTGACCAATAAAGCGTGTACTATGCTTGCGTGCTGATGAAGTCGTCACATTCTTCGGGCGTGAGATATTCACGCTTGTAGCACCACTGTTAATTGATTCACCAAGTCGAATAGCCAAGTCGGTACTACGCAATCCCACATCAACTGGTTGACCAAGTTTGACAGTACGACCTGTAAAGCCAATGCCATCCAGTGTCTTACCTTTCATGTTGCGTAGGTTCATCAACACACCAAATGATGATGATTCGATATTGTGAGGTAGCAATCGTTGACTCGGCGCATCAGCGTTGTAAATGAGCATGGGGTCATTTGTTGTAGAAATTAAATCATCAGCAAAGAAAGGAGCGGAGTTGAGGGAATGGCCGGGAGTATTGTGATGAGATAATTGAATGAACGATTCACCTTCAACAATGTGATAATTGCGTTCCGGCATCACTTGTAAATTACGAGTGTTTTTCTTCTCTACCGTGACCTTGGCCTTGTTTGCTTTCTGTACGCTGATGCGACCGTGATGAATGGCGTTGTCCACGAACACGGGCTTACGCACATGTGCCATTACTTCGTCAGCATCTATGCTGTACCGACCAGTCCTTGTGTTCTTGAGGACGGTCATTCTCCCCTCGCCCCCCATGTCGCCTGTCCTTCACCTGTGTAATCGGGAGGAAGTTGAGTCAAGTATTGCGCTGGTATATGTTGTTCAACAAAGGCTTCTGCGGGTTCATTCATGTACCCTTTGTTTCTAAATTGACCTCGCAATTGTTCAATTGGGATTCTCACCCCAATTTGTCTTCTTCCCTCTTCGGTCGTTAAAAAATGAGAAAGTTCTTTTTGTTTATCGCCCATCTCACCTACAGGGTAAAACCAATTGCCCTTTTTTCCTTCATGAATGTCAAACGGTTTAACATCAGTGTCCACCCCACCTTCCCTGTTAATCATTGCATCACTTTCCCATTGCTCACTTGATTGAGTGGGTATTTG